AGTCCCTGCGGTGGCTTGGGTGAATTCAACTAATCCAACGACCCTATAAGCCACATTAGTTCTTGCGGTGGTTGAGTAAATTACATTATTTGAGTCTGAGCCTGTGCCGACTGCTGTAGTAGAGATAACCCCCTCTTCGTTCAGGTTTACTCCTCCGGCGGCGTTTACAATCGCAACTTCCACTGTGCCTGCGTTATCAATTGCAAGAATATAAACCCTCGTTAGCTGTGCGCTAACCGATTCTAGGGTCGCGGTATCAGGCACAACCATTGTGATCGCGCTTGCTATTCTCCTTGCTACCGGAACACCTGTGGTTAACGATGAATTTCTGAAATCTAACTTAATAGGGTTTATTCCGACCGTTAGGTCGTTTGAGGCTACTGTGGCCGTTATTGATTTTATTTCCAGATCTAGGGCGCTTCGGTTGTAATTAACTACTCTCCATAAAGTCCCATCATAAATTTCATCCCACTCATCCCCTGCTTGGGTGGTTATATCGGCCTCACCTTGAACAATAAATAAACTTGAGAATCCCGAAGATGCAGCGGTGTTGTGTTTTAAATCGAAGCCTCCAGCGACCGCAATAAAATGTCGGCGTTCATTTTGAATACCGTCTGTCATTCCATTTACATCAACAGAACCTGTAACACTATTTATGTTGCCATCAGATAAAAGAACTAAATCATTAGCAGATGCTATATCAGCACCTTTCTTTTCAAGTAATGTTTTTGATAAAGTAATGTTCTCCGTAACTGCTAGTGTACCTATAGCCGTAGAACCAGAGAAAGTCTTATCACCGGGGATGGTTTCTGTACCAGCTAAACCTACCTTTTCCGTATCTAATTCATTAATAGCCGCTTGAACATCTGTAGCAGCTATACTCCCAGCTGGTGTATTAGCTACACTTGAACCCGCCATTCCAGAGATAGCTGCTGTATTAATATCGATTTCAGTGAACGCTTCTTGTAACGCCCCCTCAACATCGGTTGCTGTAATCAGTGCACCTGCATCTGAAATAGAAACTTGCGCAGCAGCAACAACCGCAGCATCCATCAGTAAATCCCAATTTGCTGTATCGGTTGTTAACGATCCCGTTGATGTGTGGGTTGTGTTACAAATATAGAGATTATTTAATCCGAGAGAACCTGCTGCGTCCTTTACTACATCACGGATCTGATAGTCAGTGCCGGCAGCATCTGCGTGATCACCCTTCCAATCACCCATAATAGTAGTGGCCGCTAAATCACCATTCACATCAAACTCAACTAATTTGTTTGCTCTGGCCGCTGCGTTGAGAACAATATCAACAACGCCTGGCGAAGCAGTGACTTGCATACACTTATTAATCTCTGCCTCTACCAGATCAAAACCAGTGTCGATTCCACTTAGACTTGTATTCACATCCTCCGCTTTCGCAAGGGTGCCTGATGTTAATATTTGTGTGAAATTCCAGAAGCTTGACATTTATCTCACCAATTTTCTCATAATGTAATGATAAGTTATACCGAACAATGTGTGCGGCTCCGAATAAGTATTGTTAGAAGTTATCTGTAACCCTATATTCCTGCCTTCGCCATCCAAGTCACCCTCAATTAATGTTACATCAGCTGACGACCAATTAAATGCATCCCAAAACACCTCATCCCAATACGATCCACCTGAATCCATGGACTCACTTAAAGTGATTCCCGTTGGAGACTTACCGCTTGAGTAGTCATAAATAGCATTATAGGATATTAATGCACCAACAGCACCATCGGCCTCGATCAACACTTTCTTAAATGCTTTATTGTAAGAAGGTGATCCCAAATGATTGTAGGCTAAAACCCACGTTGTTGTGACTGGAGCACCATCAAAAGACGTGCCGCTATCAAGTTGGTACACATATCCATCACTGGAACCAAAAAACAATATCTCAGAGCCGTTACTATCTTCTCCGTTAGCAGTACACAATACTGGCAGCAAATCACCATCGGTATCGGTGTACTTTACAGTAGTGAACCCAACCAATTTTTTATTATTAAATGTCGCTACAATCCCGGTGCCATCAGAAAAATACGTTCTGATCTGGTTTTTCTTTTTGACAATAATTGATGAAACAGCCAGCTCTTTCTTTGCTGTGACAAGTGGTTCTATCAAATGACTATAAGCTGCGTCTGCGAAATCACCGTATTCTTGAACAGCTGACAAACTGATAAATCCTCTATCATCCAGCCAACGGGTTCGTCCAACACGCTGAATCGTCCACTCAATACCACCAGACTCATCGGATATAGTTCTCAAATCCCATGGACTGGAGGCGGTGTTTTTACCGTACAAAGCAAACGTTCTGTTTCGGCAAAGCACTATCAGAGCATTACCCACTTCTTTTTTAAGCCCTACTATGTCATCACCGCAACCAATCTCGGCAGCTCCTGATCCAGCCCAAACGTAAGGATCACCAGTGGCAGAATTTTGAAGAGAACCGTTAGCAAAAACCAACTGAAGGTGGTACTCATTCACCGCCAGATGTGATGGAGTATCCACTGTATTGGCGGTAATAATTGGAACAAATATTGATCCATCCCACTCAAAAGCATAATCGACACCACTAACACCATACATGCGTTTGGTTTTTGTAGAACCGAAAAAATTATAATTCTCGAACTCAAAGCGTCCATCGGCTGCAATTGTGTTAGCTGTCTCAGCACCATCAATAGGGACTGCTCCAGACGTGCTACCGGTCGTAGCCTCGGCTTGGAATGGCCCATTTGTGACAGCACCAATAATGAAATACCCAGCTGCATCAGTGCCCCATGAACCTGACTGCAATACAACCCTGTTAATGGTGGCAGATGCACCGCTGGTTGTCCCGGTGATAGTTTCCCCTTCAACGTAAGCGACTCCAGCACCCGCATCAGTAAAACTGATTCTATTGCCTAAAGATTGCTGAACCCAACCTGCTGACGTACTTTTCCACATCAAACATTGCGTTTCAGCCGTGTTATTGCGGAAAGCGTAAGTGTCGCCCTGAAATACATGAACACCCAGTATATTGCCTGCTCCGTCGCCTGCTCCTACTTTTGCGATCAGCGCTCGCTGGGTTTCTATTGCATCCTGAATGTGAGTGGAATCGTCTGCTGAGATCGCCGCACCTCGTTCAGCGCTTTCACTGGTTGCTGCTGCTGTAGCTATTAGTCCCATTATGATGTTGGTTTTACGTTAACTTCCGCATTAAGCCATTCAACCGAATTGTTTACTGTTGTTACAATATGAATAATAATCCCCTCGGAACCTGAGCCGGTTACAGCATCTGAGAGACCGCTTCGTTTCCACCTCCCTTGTTTTCCAGAGATAATACTGTTGTCAGTACTGTGATCTGTTGTGAGTTTATATAAGGGGGTTGTTCCCTAAATCATCATAGGCCGCAAACCCATAATTGAAGTCGAAATTGTATGCTGTTGCACCACCAGCGCTGGTTAGCGTATAGGTTACTTGTCCCAACCATTTTTTTGTGGTTTCGTAATATTGGTCGGTGGCTGCAGCCGTACCATCTGCAACAATGACCTCGGAATCACTTGTAGTTCTAACTCCTGCATCAGTGATAGATGTGCCAGTAACAGTTAACACCAACCCCGTACCATCTGTGACACCAGCCGCAGCTGCAACGCATACCGCGTGGGCTGCATGTGACTCGGCGGCAGAACCATAAGTTTGTGTTGTTGCTGCTTGAGTTAAATTGGAATCAGCCACAGGACAATCATAAAACCCCCTGAGGTAAAAATTACCGAACCCAACACCTTGAGCCGTTATAGACGAAGACAAGGATATGAATGGGGTAAGCGATTCAAACGTTACAATCATATCTCTCGCATCCTGGGGTGAGATATCACCGCTTGTATTATCTGCATATAAAGCAAGTATTTGCGCTATTGTTCTAATTGTATCAGCCATAATTAACCAAACCCCGCGGAAAACCCGCTATCAAATCCATCACCCGCCGCATTAAATAACAGCGATTCAGTGTCTGTAAAATTTCCGCTTACATTAAATAAAACCAGGTACCCTACGGCATCACCACCAGCCCACGTTCCGGTTGTTACTACAACCAAACCTATCTTACCAGTGGCACCACTGGTTGCCCCTGTTACCGTGGTATCCACGGCAGGCTCTATCGTGGCTCCAGTATCATAATTCAGTATCCAGTAGCTTGCTTCAGAAGGGGATGCTTGGCCATCAAAGCGTTCGTGTCCCTGAATACGGCGATAACCATTTTTAGTTAATAGTTCGTAATTGACTGCAGACAGAACCATTCCTTTGGATATTGACATTGGAGAGTCAACAATATTTAACCCACCTTTCAGGGGAAAGCTTGCTGTTTTTACTGCGCCATTTGGCTTTCTGGCTAGGTTTGATCTTCTCATTAAACTGCATCCATAAACAACCTTGCATGGTGCAATAGGGCAGACCGAATTGGTTCTAATTGTGTTTGCGCTATATTTGTGATGTGCTCTGCTTTTGCTTTACGTGCAGTAATGTGCGCATCCCGAAGTTTCTCAAAGCACCCTAAGTGCTTTTTTTTATTGTTAACACTAATTTCTGACCTGAACTTTTCAATATCTTTGTCCCACCTCACCCCTTGCGGATACTTTCCTCTCCTGCTGTGCGAGGTAACTAGTAAGCTGTTTATTTGCGTTGAAACAAACACACACCTTTCAGGTGAATATAATTTATTCTTTGGTATTAAAATATCTTTATCTAAACATTTCCCTTCCCAGTCTTGAGTAATCATCCATTTACGAAAAGTCATAAACGAAAACCATCTTGGATCTACTGTGCAGTCGATATAAGAAGGATTTCTTTGTGGAGTGTTTTTACTGTAACAGCGTTTTATCATGTTTGCCCACGTTAAATAAAACGGGCATATTATTGTCGTTCCATCATATAACGGTTGAGTTTTATAATCAGAATCATTAATACCAACGCCGCAAATAGGTTTCCTTTTGGAAATAGACATATTATCCACGTTTATGTGCGGGAAATTATTCATGCGAGAGACTCTATGTCTTCACTATAGGTCGGAAGTTGTTCCACTTCTAATCTGTACAGTAAATTATCGAAATTCACCTCAGCTTCATCTAACGTTTCCGGGCTATTTTCATAGAAACCGTAATATTTCAAAGCCTGCCAAACTATGAGCATATGAAAATCTAAAGGAAAATCTGTTGGCACATCTGCATTTGCAGTAAACACTTGTGATGTGCGTTTGTACTCACCTTCTATAGTGTAAATTTTATCCGGCTTAGGTTCAAATCGGATGGAATTGTTAGCCAAAACAGTAATGTAAGCAGGCTTGGCTGAATCTCTTACGTTCATACCTAAACGATATTGTTTGCGCCACGTTCGGTAAAGCAGGTTTATTAGGGATATTTGATCAGACTCGCCTATTGCTGTCTCGTAAAGCAAAAATGATTCTTCATCCCAGAGCTTTAGATCCGTTATGGAATAATCGGTTGCAGCATAATCCCGTGTTTCTGCGACCGTATTAAAAGAAAACTCTTCATTCATAAACAGCCAGTTAGGCCGCATGATTTGTATTTCAATCCAGGCTTGTTGAACCCAGTTAACAATTTTTAGAAGCTTACCATTTTGGTCTGTAACAGCGGTCGGCCCTGCTCCTGAAACACCAGCCTCTTCTCTTACCCTTACGCAAAGTTCGAGATAGTTCATGTTTTAATTGCCGCCAGAGACAATTTGAAATGGGTAGGTTAAAACTTCTTCAGAGTGCATTTCACCTGTTTCCGTATCTTGCGTGATGATATCTTGCTTTGCATTCTTCAGTACCTCGACAACCGATGCAGGCACATCAACATTAATCCCGCGAGGAATAGTGTAACCCACGCCTTGCACGCCAACGAAAGCAGGCTCTGCACCGCCTTTTTTATCTTGCTTGGCAATGTTAACCGTAATGTACTTGTCGTGCTTCTTACCCCGTGATCCATCTACTTTAGCGGTAGGTGGTTTAATTTTATTTTCAGCACAATGCTTTTGGATACGTTCGCGCATTGTCGTTTCAGTCATAACTAAAGATAAACTGAGGCCATATTCATTTTTGGCATGGAACTTTAATTGATGTTTGTCGGCTGTTGCTAGGTTAAAATCGCTCATAATAAAAATTCCTTCTGTAAACGGCCATTGCTGGCGGTTAATTGGGATTGCGTCGTTTCGCAACGATTAAAAAATGGGGCTCACAGCGTCGTCAGCCCCACTTAATTTCTTACACTTCTACGATATCAGCCACTGTAGGTGGACATACAGAAATATCAAAGAACGTACTGGTACGACCAGTGATGCCAGTTAAATCATCAACACCTAACTGGAACGCTGCAACACCTACCGCGGAGGTTGGTGCCTGAACAACCTTAATTAGACCAAAAGGCGCGTAGCCTGCTGGGCAAGAAAGATTATAGTTTGCAGTGTCTTGGCTTGCGTCTACCGGGATATCCGGCTCAATAATATAAGCCACATCACCTTTACATGCCAGGATGTACACAAGTGTCTGCGTATCATCACCGGCTGCTAAAGCAGCGTGGGATTTGGTTGCTGAGGTTGCAGCCGCTGCAGATAGTTCTACACCGGTTTTTGCGTTAAGTACCGCTAAAGCACTTAAATCAATCTCACTATCGATTGCAAAAGGAGTTTGGAAAACCCCATTCACAACATGCACAACAGCTGCGGTTGTTTCGACGTTCTCAACGTTTGTACCATCGATTGCCAAAAGACCAGCCGTAAAAGAACGGTTACCAATTGAGTCACGAATACTTTTGTTAGTGATTCCTGCTAATTCATTAGACATTTTATATTCTCCTAGTAACAGCGCGGAGCTAATTACTAATAAGGTTTTAATTAAAGTTAGCTGCTCTGGAGAACAGCTAACTCATATTACATGATATTAACGATTAAGAAACACCGTTAAGTTCGCTTGCGCCTACTTCCAGACGGACCATCCAAGCTTGGTTCAACACCACTGCAACAAACCAAGTTTTCCAGCCGACAAAGCCGCGTTGGCCTAATACGTCTGATTTACTTGGTGTTCCAGGGTTCAACACTGTTGGGTGAATTGCGCCAGAACCACGAAGCGGTACAAGACCGTAAGCTTCTTTTGCAATGATCACGATTGGGTATACGTCAACTAACGTGCCTGAAGTCACCATACCTGTACCTGATGCAGTTGCACCAGAATCCAAGAAAGGATCTAACAGTGGCGTTAAAATATAACGAACAGTTTCCACTTTGCCGCACTCATAAGGTAACGGCTTCATAGAGCCGTATTTTTCAACGGGCACAAAGCCAGGCATATCACGGATGTCTGAATCAAGATCCGTGTGGCCGAACGCTAAATAAGCCGCATCAACCGCCTCAGTGCCATACTGCACACTTGAGCTCATTTTACTTGTGATCTTCTTACCGCGTTGAGCGAACAAGAAACGGGTTGCTGTACGTTGAGCTGTTAGACTCAATGGCGTTGCAACATCGGTACGAACTGTATTAGCTGCAGCCGCATACACAACATTGGTACCGCCTTTGATAACACCCCATGTAACCATTTCAATAGTTTCAGCGGCTTGCTCACCAGAAAGCATGGACATATCTTTCAATACTGGATCTTCAGATAAATCGTCTACACGATCAGTGATTTCTGCTACGTCGCCGTATTGACCCATTGTTGCTGGTACGTCTACATAGCTTGTTTTATGACTGGTCGGTGTAACACCTTCAGTCAATTGAGTGGTCGATACCGCGTAAGGCACTGGCCGGCGAAACTTAACCTGCTCAGCTTTGTTCTTTGGCATCGGTTTTGATTGCCCATAATCGCTTAACACGATGATAGGACGCGCATGTTCCAGCATTTCAGTTGCTGCCCACGCTGCGGTACGTTGGCTTATATCGCCATAACTTGAACCTGACATTTTTAGCTCCTTCGCTGTTTTCTCAACAGTGAAATAAATTAATGTTTAAGCATTACGCTCGTCGTCGTTCCTTACGGTTAGCATGGTAATTAAACGCCGCTTCAAAATCATCAACTGGCTCGCTACGAGAATCTACCCTTGAATTTTTACTGGGGATCGTCGCGCCGTCTGCTAATTGCTGTTTTCTACGCTTTGTTAAGCTTTCCGCTTCAGCTTCCTTTTTCTGCTGTTCTTCGGCTTCCTTAGTATCGACGCCATTATCTACGGGGTCGGCTTTTAGTGTCGGCTTTCCTTCTGCGACCAGGTGACTGTCATACAAACCAATAAGTGCTGAGGCATCTTTTGCATCATCACTATCGCTTAATGACTGTATTCCCGGCGGCTGCGCTTCTAGCCATTGCGCAAAATCTGGTTTTTTTACTGCTTCCACCCACTCAGGGTAAGTTTCTGTAACTGTATCGGTAGCGGCTTTACTTGCGGCTTCCTGTTTTTCAATTTCATCCTTTTGCTGTTTTTCTTTCACAGGGGCAAGGGTGTTATCCACTGATTCTTGGGTTGCTTGACCAGCTTTATCTAATCGACTATCGATGGCCTTTGCAACTTCTGGGTAATCTTTCTTAAAACTATCCCATTCGTCATCTGTTCCACCCATTGCTTCTGCAATCTGGGTTTTACTTGGTTGATCTTCGCCGGCTGTACCGCCTTTGCGGATACCTTGTATTTCCTTTTCCAGCACGTTTATCTTGCGCTGAAAGGCGCTAACTCTACCGGTATCACTATCTAACCGGTGGTTTAAATTTTCATTTTCAGTCCGCATAGCCAGCATTCTTTCTTTGGCTGCGTCAGGTAAATCTGCATATATTGCTTTATCTTCATCAGACAGGCCATCAAGGGCTTTATCTTCTTTTTCTTTTTTTAGCTTTTCATCAGGATCATCATCCAACTCATTTTCCTGATTTTTTAACTTATCGCCTGGCTCTTTAAGATCATCTTCGAGATCTTCATCAAGCTCGTCTTTAAGGATGCCATCTTTTTCATCAGCAAGTTTAGTGAACTCGTCCTCAAAATCTGTTTCTTCTTCATTTACTTCTGATGCTGGAGCGGCTTTATCTGTCATTTTATGTTCCTTTGCGGTTCATTAAGAACGGCGGTTGCTGTTTCACAACAGTATTAATTAATATATAAACCATAATGGCGCGTCTTACAACCTATAATGGTCTTATGGTTCCGTGGTTCGGGTGGAATCCGTATTTATTGTCAGCGGACTTTCTGGCGCAAACGGCTTCAAAGAAGTCTTTATGGTAGCCAAGATAAATATTTTCTCGCTTTACTTTAATGTTTGCGTACCACCCGCCTGTTCGTTTAAGAAGGCTAACGCCAACTACACCAGAAGTGTTGTTGTCTCCTATTCGGTGATTCTGGCTATTAACCACTCTTATTACGTCCCTCAGATTATCCCACCAATTATGCAGACCGTTACCATCTTCGTGATCAACCTCTATTGGCCAATCTCCGGTTACGAGAAGCCAAATAACCCTATGAACATAGTAGCGCTTTTTATCTATGTTGACTCGTAAGTAGGTTTTACGGTCAGACTTATGTTTTGATCCTACTCGATCGCCTACCTTATTTCTGTTTGATCTGGTTATTTTCCGCGTTAGATAGCCTGTCTCTGGATCGTAATTAAATAACTCGTTTAAATATTCTTGTGTTAAAATTCGCTCGTTCATCTGGCGCACCTCTTATGCGTTGGTTGATAGGCTGGCCGAGTGTTCTTGCACTTGGCTAGTCGATTATACGTTAATCCGCTTCAAGTCCATAATTCGCAGTTTTACCTTCTTTTTCTTTTTGTAAAATTTCTTCATAAAAAGCCTTTATCTTCCACTCGGTTTCAAACTTCTTGATTCCGAAATCAGCTTTTATTTTTTCCATGCTAACCTGATTAGCGGCCGCTACTTTAACCACCTCAGACTCACGATTAATCATCGCAGTCTGTCGAGTCGCCTCAAGCTCAGTCATTTTAAGCTGAGCCTGCATCTGCATTTCCTGCATCTTCGCATCAATTTCCATTTGTTTGAGTTCTTTCTGAGCCTGTATTTTTTGAGCTTCTGGATCTATAGGTGGGTTTTGCTTGGCTTCCTCTATAGCGACTTCAGACTCACTATCACTACGCATCACATCATCGACAGAAATTTGCATGCCTTTCGCCATATTCTTCAATACGCCACGGGTTTTAAGTTCTTCTGGTCCACCCTGCATAGACATTGCTGCATTAATGAATTCCATGATGTTGCGTGCCTGCATTTCTCTCACAAGTAAAACTGATGTACCACGCGCATCAATACTGTAATCACCTTTAATTTCCGGTTTTTCTGAAAATTGCATGTTCCAGTCATAGAACCTGGTGATGAACGGTACGGTGATATCATCATCAAAATTCTTAACTGCTTTGCGCATCATTATGTTGTTTGAGCTCATCCATAACGCGGTACCACCTAACGTTTTAAGCATTGCAGGTTGTTGTGTGTCTGGAGATTGTGAGCCCATTTGGGTTTGAGGTACGCTGGTTTCTTCATCAGCTAACCGGTGTGCCATTTCAAAAATAGCTGTGAGTTCTTGTTGGTGAGATTGAACATCAAATGTTTGCATTGCATAGTCGGCACGGAATTTAGGGTCTTTGGTTGTCATCCACCATATTTTGCGTGGTGATAGCTCCCATATACCGTCAGCTGGTTCAACCAATGATTTATTGATGATGATTTGCGGTCCTGTTGAAAGGCCAGCATTGTCGAGCACCATACGCCAGGATGCATTCATTACTTTTTGTGGTGCACGCATACGGTAAGGAACGCCAAACCCGAACGTGCAAGTTTCGTCTTTTTCCCAATTAAGTACGTTGTAAGGCAGCTCTTCTGAATCCATGTGATTTAATCCGACCTTAATCACAATATTTTGGCATATCCATACAACCCCTTCGTACTCATCAAGCGGGTTTTCCTGATCAATACCTTCGCAACCACACGCGCTTAAGTGGTCTTTTTCGATAGGACCGTAGTATTCAAGGATTTCATAACGATTGTCGTACTGTATTTGGGTGATACCATTTATCTCGCGTAACTCATTGAGATAACTCAAGTGTGCAGCGGGCGCATTTGGTGAAGACATTAAAACTTTTTTTATTTGCTCTGCCATAAACCCAGGTTGTTTGGCGAGTTTTCTTAAATGTTTTTTTGTTAATAAGTGGCGCTCAAAAACAAACTCGCTATCTTCCCATCTGGTTGCTGACATATCAGGAAAAAAATTCCATGGATCCACGTTTGCTGCAGTCGGTTTATTTTCCTCTTTTACGCTTAAACCCCACTGACCTTCCTTATTTTCAATCCACGCTTTTTTGGCGCTTTTCTCAACCATTGGGCCCTTAATGATGCCGGTACCCATAACTACTGCGTTATGAAGTACGTCACGGCAAACAGGATTAAATCTTGATTCTGTTAGCTGATCATCAATTTCATTTTCCATTGCCTTAGCAGCTTTATTTGCTTTCTTGGTGATTTCTTCGGCTAAGTCTTTTTGCTTTAGTGGTTCATTTGTTTTTTCATCAATAGCCTCGGCACCATCTATTTGTAGGGGGGTTTCATCTTGCAGCGCATCAGCGAGCTCTGGTAC